CTGCTGTGTCCATCAAAATCGTTCGCAAGGAATGAATGTGTCGATGCTCATACGCAGCGGACAACAACTTGCCCGCCATGTAATCATTGTCACTAACAGCCCGGTTGTAATTAGCTCGGACTGGCAGTTTAGCAAGGACGCGGCCAAATGAAGGCACGGGGAATGTACGATGAGCGCTTGGGACGAACCTCTTGCGAAGGAATGTCGCCTGCTCGCGACGTTCCGGCAATTTTGTCTCTGCAGACATCCCAAAACTCTCTGTCACTGTGGTGAAGGCCGCTGCCAGTTCAGGGCCCTTATCCTCCACGATGAACGTCAAATTATCATCCCCGTACACCAAAATGGTGCTCTTCTTTACCCCAGCGTCCTGGTTGGCAGCAAGGCTCACACATGCGTTGACATAGCCATTGCCGGTCGTGGTTGTAACCTCCCCCGACCAGCGTTGACCTGTGACCTTACCCTTCAATCCATACCGTGTAAACACCCTTACACTGGTATTGGAGGCAAATTCCCGAACAAACCATTTTGGTGCGCCAAGTTTGTAATAAAACATGGCTTCATGCTTGCGAACACCCGCCGGTTGAGTACCATCGTTGTTCTTGAAATCGCTTTCACACGCATTACCAGGGGTGTGATGCACAATGTCTGCTATCTCGTCTGCAGTTTTGCCAACACAGTAAATGACTTCATTCCCCTTGTTCAAAGGGTTTGTGCGGCTCAACTCCTCACTGATCCGGCGAGATAGATAGAAAACGACAGAGCCCATGACAAGGTTATACATGTCGCCACCTTGGTATACGACACGTGGTTGTCCTCCTTCGTTCTTCAGAAGCGCCTCAGATTTTGCGAAGACAACCTTGTCCGTATACCCTGGTAGTGTGAAGTCCATCGAATCCAAAAGCTCCCCCAACCTCTCCCGCTTTTCGCCGCTCATCTCATCGAGATAATCACGGATCATATGCTCATCAAGGACGATCGTCTCTCGCTCATGAATCTTGTCCATGAGCAGGTTGTGCCCCTTAAGAAAAGAGGCACTAACGTCCTTATGCGGCATATGGTCACACCTCTTTTTGACCGCCTGGAGAGTGGATGCTTCGGATTGTGCAACTACCTGGATGGGGACACCCTCAATGATGGCACCTTTGATAGGCTCATGGGTGCGGGGGGGTTCGACCGTCTTGGTGACGTTGACCTGAGGCTCGATATTTTTGTAGCACACCTCTGTTGGGAAGTCAACGGGTCGGTTATTAAGCGGCCCGCCAACCAATGGAACAGAGCGTGAAAACTCATATTCGAGCGATCCAAATGTTATTGTTGTTGTAGACATGACGATATATATTTATAAATGGATGAATGTATATGTTCTCGCCGGA